CGAAAGCGCTGCGCTGTTTGCGAGTCCGCCGTCATACGTTGCCATGAATCCGTTCTTGGCTTCGAAAGGTCGCGCAAAGTTTATCGTGATTGCCGCGCCGTCAACGCTGGGATGATATGAAATCGATGAGAGCTGAGATTGCCCGCCGATCCACATTCCCGTTGAGTCTGTATAGGCACTTTCGATATTTGTCACCGGATAATAACGCGGATAAAATTCGAACGTATGATATCGTACGTCAAAATATTCTACATAGGCGATTTGGTTTTGAATTCCTCGGTTAAGATATTTTTCAACTTTACCGGATACCGAAGGAATCCACGACGAAATCGCGCGGCGGTTTGTCGCGTTGTTTATCAAAGGGGAATCCCCGCCGCAGTATCGTAGGCAACGGTTATAGGTTGTTAAGTCCATTTGCTTTCCATTTATCGGATAACTTTTTAACGTTCAAAGCCAGGTTCGGACTGTCAATAAAAATTTTATGCTTTGGCTTTGCCCTATATAATTCTACGAGCAAGGAATTAATCTGATTACTTTGTAAAGTAATCAAATTGGCTTGCTCAATAATTTTCGCCTTCATTGTACTCGTGCTCATACCTTGCCCCCATGAATTGTTTGTCGTAGTAACCTGCCAGAATATTTAAACCTTGCCGCGTCAGTGCGCGCTTTAAACGTAAAGATAAAATGAGAGCCTTAGTCTTTGCGGTTCTTTTTTGTATACGCAATAACTCTTTTTCTCGTGCTCTTTTTGTAAAGAAAATTTTCATTTTTTATAAGAAGCCGAACGCGGTTAAACGTTCGGCTTCCTTTTGTTAAGGTTAAGGACTATTGACCCGTTATCCAGAACGACGGGTTGTTTTGTATCGGTGCGTTATCGGGCTTCGCAAAGATCATATCCGCGCAAACCCCGATAGTCGGGCTTGCCGTATTGCTTGCCGAAGGCTGGAGCCGTAACGCAAGATACGTTTTATAATTCTTCACCTCGATGCCTGCTGTGAAAACCTGTTCTTGCGCCGATCCGGAAATCACTCCGAAATTTGCGCCGGTCACGGGAATCAGGGAAGCGTCGTCCGCTTTATCCGATTCGTAAAGAATCGCCGAAAGCGTCGCGGGCGCGGAAAAGGCCGCAACCTGCAATCGAACGATTGCCGAATCGTACGGGCCACAGTTTACATGCGCGCCAAACGTCGCCGTATTCGACGCCGTTAACACGGTAGGCGCTATGAGTTTTATAGGTGCTACCGCTTCGATTGCGGTAAAGATTTGACCTGACATTGAAAATTCCTTTTATTAAAAGTAAAGCCCTCTTTAAAAAACCGTTACGACTACAAACCCGTCGGCCAAAGCGATTCGGTGGTCTCGCAACCCGTTGCGGCCGTTACCGCGGTTTGACGCATCAACTGCGTGTCAAACTCGCTAAACGCCACAATGTAAATCTGGTCATCGAGCAAGGCCGAACCCGTTGCACCGTCGGAGGCCACGTCGGAAACTTTCATGACGAAGTCACGCCACAAACCCATCCAGAACAAATCCCAGTTTGCAAAGATCACCGTCGAACACGTCGTACTCGCCGAACTTGCTCCCGTCGGCCCGGTCTGATTAGAGGGAACGAGAGTAGTGTTTCCGATTTTAAAACCGATTTGATCTTCCATGATTTTGTCGGTCATAAGTAAGTTCATCGGAAGGATAGGCTGACCGTTATTCGATGCCTGTCCGTTCCACTGCGTGATACGTTCGCGCTTCATTCCCATTTTTACGCGTGGGTGCATTAGAAAACCCCACTTACCGCCCGGCGTGGAAAGTTCGTCCGCACACTCCAGGTCGGTAATCATTTTCGAAGCGTCGTCAATACGAAAACGAGAATCGGCCTGCGCTTTTACTCCGTTAACACCAACGCTGGAAGCGGTTGAGCCCGCGCCGATAAACTGATAAATTCCCTTGGGTTGAAAACCCGCGCCGTTACCGGAAATCAACATCTGCTCCATTTTCTTTTTCATCGTGTAAACGAGGTCATCCCGGATAATTTTATCCGATACGCCGCGCGACTGGTAAATCAGACGGTTTGACTGTTTCGTAAAGGCCGCGACTTTCTTAGGCCGCAAAACGATTTCCCCGTACTGAACGTTCGATACGGGCGGTTTGCTATTTTCACCGACCATATACGCCGTGGTACGCGAAGTCTTGATCGGGACGGGCAAGTCACCCGTAAGCCCTCTGATAACATTAATGCCAAGGTCAACCATGGGCATTTTCTGTAACACCATGTCAACAAATTCATTCGTGACTTCATCGGGAATAAGATATCCGCCGCCCGCGCCGGTAATCGCATTGTTTGCGCCGGTCGTCGCGTCTTTCAGACGCATTTCCATGTGTTTCGAAATCATCTCTTTTTCGTAACCCGCATCACGCCACGGATCACCAATACCACCGCCGAGGTCACCTTTACGGGAAAGATGCTCCTTGACCATTGCGCCGGAAAACATCCCGAAATCAAATTTCTTTTTTTCAAGTTCGTCTTTAAGTCCGGGAATGCGCCGCGCGTCAAGAGTTTTCAGCTGTTCGGAAATGCTATTGATATTTTTCTTTACCCCGTCAAGCTCCGTTTCCAGCGCTTTACGGGCCGTCTCCGCCTTATCGCCCGAAGCGGTAATCAACGTATTGATTGACGCTTCGATATTACCCTGCCACGTCTTCAGCGTGGTTTGAAAGGTTTCTAATTCGAGAACTGCCATGGTTATTTATTTCCTATGTTAAATTTCACGCCCTCAAGTATCTCCGCGTACAAATCCTTGCCTTTACCTTTTCCACATCCAGGCGCGCCGTCGTCGCTGGGAGAGGCGACGCCTTTTGTTTTTAAGGTTTCGAGTTTGGTTTGTACTGCTTTGAATTCCGTTGTCAATTTAGTCAAGCCTTCGACGTAACTATTAAAACCAGTCATATCGACTTCGACGTTAACGGCTTGCTTTACTTTTGAGTCAAGCCACGCCTTGGCTTCTTCTTTGGTCATCGGTACGGGTGAGTCGTTATCCGGTTGCGGTTCGGCTTCCATACTCTTTCCGCGCAGACATTTGATAAGATTCTTTACATGAGGCATAACACATTTATGATGATCGTCAAGGATCGCTTTCGCCATGCACTCCTCGTCGTCGTCCGCTTTTGTTATATCAAAAGCCTTTTCGTGTATTTCACTAAGCATTCCCTGATGCAAAATTTCAATTCCCGTATAGGCAAGATCATGAGCCGTACGGTTTGCTATGGATTTTGTCTTTGCCGTTTTCATACCGACGGCCTCCTTTTTATATAATTCGGGAAAGAATGCCTTCAATTCCTTCTCGTTGTAAACTTTATTTTCCGGCGCTTCTTCGCCGAATTCTTTTAAATGCCGCGCAAGGTGCGTATGGACTCCGGCCTTATCGCCTTCGGGCATATCAACGCCGCCACGCCCGCCGAGGAGCGCGTTCATTGCGGCGCGAACGCCGTTGTAAACCGTGTGATAGCCTTCTTTTTCGTGGTGTGGTAGTTTATACGATCCCTTTACGTCCGGGGCGCTTGCGTCGTACCACGCACACATAATTTTCAAATCCTTAACGTCCGCAGCGGTACGTTGCGCCGCACCGTCCCACGCGGTTTCCTTCGGCGCTTTACTATGTTCCGCGTAAGGGATAACGCCTTTGACTTCGATTTCGATTTTCGGTAAAACAAAAATTTTCGTCTTTTTACCGATAACTAAATCGGAAAAAAGATCAAGCAAGTTGACTTCCATCCATTTATATTTGTAAAGTAGATCAAAATCGGCCTTTTCAAAAGTTACGTCCTTTTTTAAAGTCGTAACCACGGATTTTACCGAGTTCGGATTCATCGGAATTCCGCATGGAGAGAATTCAAGGTAGTCAAAAGACTTATATTCCGCGCCGCCCTTGCCTAAGCCTAACCGATTCCGTTCCGCGTTATCAACCGGAGAATTCGTTCCGCCGTCGTGGGGTAAAAATCCGACCGAGCACGCTGGAAGGAAATTCGAAGCGGCAAACTTATATACGAGGTCAGACCGCCCGGAAGAGTCAACGCGGTTATCAAGGAAGAGTGCATCGGCCGGAATTGTTTTATTTACTTTGTCAACGCCGATTCGAACAGCAGCTCCCACAGGAAAATTATCGTGTTGATGTGCAAACATGACCACGGGATTTTTTGGATAGTAATTATCAAAATTTGCACCAGCTACGCGAACAATATCACCAGCGCGGTCGGGCGTTTCATCAGCCGTTGCCGGATAGTGCAGAACACGTTTTTCATATCCGTCAAGATATTCCTTTCCGATCATATCGCAGAGCGCTCGGCATTCGTCCGCCGAAACCTGGGACCTCTCCGGCGGTATGTTATTAACTCTTTTTAGTAAAGTGGTTGACATAAGTCTACGCCTTTTTCGTTCCACGTTTTAAACCGAGAACAACCATCAAGTCGTTCTCGTGCCCCTGCTCCTCGACTAAAATCGTTTTCAATAATTGCGCCGTGCCTATCTCTCCGAGTTCCGTTGCCTGTACGGCACGTTCGGTATAACGCGCTATTGCGGTTTGTTCCGCCGTAATATCATAATGTAAAGCCGTCACTGAATCCGTTGCGATTATGGTAATATCCGCCGACGCGGTAGGCACGCCTCCGAGATAGTTAATATGATCCGCGATTAAGACGGCATGTCGATGCTCGTCGTCCGCGTGCGCGCGAAGCTCTTCCGCAATGTTAAGCATCGCGGGACCGACGAGACAAGCCGCATGCTGTATATACTGTATCATTGCTTGGTACTCTTTTGCCAAATCACCGTTCAGCTCTACGATTAATTGCGCAAGTGTAAACTTAGGCGTATTGATAATGACGTCCTTTATTGGCGTATCAATAACGACGTCCTTTACAACGGGTAACTGTTCAACGACTTTTAATTTAGTTTGCATATTCATAGCAAAATTTATCCCTGAAAGTATTGACCTACGGAATAGCTTAACATACGGTTTTTCGGCTTCTGCGGAAGCGGTGGTTCACAGACGTGATTTCTTAGGGCCGTTTCCGTTTCGTAAGTTGCTCCGCACTTCTCGCATTTGTAATCGATTTTTCGTCTTATAATTTTATTCATATACCCTCTTATCGTTTATCAAATAACATTAAAAAAAACTATAATTGCAACACCAAGTAACGTTAAGTAATTTATAAGCATATTAGTCTTTCTCCTTTACTGCAACTGCAACACATCGACAATTTATAACTTCCTCAGCATCTCCTTCAGGATCACTGGGATGGAGTAAATGTGTGACGGGGAATTCTTCACCTACATTTACAACATGGGTATTTTCTCCTTCATCTCCGTGTGTCGTTCGAACCTTATCATCCCCGGCGCAAACCCACTGGTGCTTTTCTATTTCTTCTTCTTTAAAACATGCGTACCGGGCGTCCGCCGAAATTATTCCCGTTTCCGTTCGTGCGATAGTCCGGGATTGATTTTTGCGAATCTCGCCCGCGTCACCAAGGGCTTCTTTGATTGACTTTGCGAATTGTTGAGGCGTCCATACCTTGTTATACCCTTCGGTGACGGCTTCGGAAATCTTATCTTTGAACGTTTGAATAGTCGTGGTGTTAATTGAATCAAGCGCCGCGCGTCGGTTCTTTACAAAGCTCTGGATGAGCGGATCACTCACGCCCCAATTTACAAACGCGCCTAATTCTTCTTTAAGTTTTGACGCTTCAAGGTATATCTGTGCTTCGACTTGTGCTTTATAAATTTTTAAAAGTGCCTGGTTTGCTTCATCCCCATCAAATAAAAATTCATCACCGTTTAAAGAGGGCTGCTTTGATTTTGTAACGCGTTTTAACCATTCGTCAACTTTATCCTGAGATTCATTTCGAAGGTTTGTCATTAATCGGACAAGCTTCGCGTAAAAGGTATTTTCGCCGGGCGCAAGAACACGCTCGACGTAATCGGCGGAAATCCTATCAAGAACGTCCAGACCGAAGCCGATCGCCTTGACGACAAGGGCTTTCTTCGTGCCCGTAGGCTCGTCCAGCTCTTGCTCGGACGTAGCGGACGGCGTACCTTGCGCTACGTTGCCTACAAGCGGCGTAGGCTTTTCTTTTAACCAAGGCGCGTTCCGGTAGTCGTCTTCGGTAAGCGGTACTTCGGTTATCCGTAAAGCAGTTTCCGCCGGTACGCCCATTGCGTAAAGTTTCGTTGCGGAATTGGTTGCAATGGTATAATCTTTCTTAAGAATCCGGACGCCGGAAGTATTCGCGCCTAAATGTATTTCGTTTCGAACGTCGATATTGTTGATCCAATTACTATTTACCTGTTCAAGCAAGTTTTCTTCAATAGGAAGATATGTATCTTCCCACAACATCTTATGTCCCTCGACGAGCGTTGCGTAGTTGACATCCTCATATTTACCAAGGGCTATTTTATTCAAACCGAAAACGGCAAGAAGCTGATCTACAACACGGTCTTTTTGTTCTTGAAATTCCATGTCCTTATGATCAAGTGCAATCTTTTGAAACTCCGTTCCTTTACCAAGTATAACAACGCGGCGCGTATTTCCTACACCGCCATATTGCTGATACCAACGGTTTTGCATTTCGTTCGCTTGGTCCTTCGTCAACTCCTGATCGCTGGAGAGAACGCCTCCGGGGATAGCGTCGTTTTCAAACATCCGGTTATTCCAAATATCCGCTTTAATATCGTTGATGATTGCCATCTGCGCGGCGGCGTAATTCGATTGCCCGGTCAACCAATCATAAGGATTAAAATTATAAATACGGAGTATCTCATTCGGCTTATAGTGCATGATGAAAGGATCTGGGCCGGGAATTTCTAACTTCCACCCTGTAAAGTGTTTTTCTTTATCAAATTCCGGCGCAATAAACTCATCCGTGTAGGGGTAAATTGTTGCGGGAATATCGCCTCGCGCAAGGTCAACCTTCGGATCGGCTTTGCCGGAATCCATTACCCAAAAGACCTGTCCGCCCTTCAGTTGTCGTCCGAAGCCTTCGCGACAAGGTAGCATTGAGTAAAGGATAGTTGATTCCCAAAAAATATTCCACGTCATAAAAGGATTTGGCTTTTTAAGCAATGACCAGACGGGACATTTCGGTATAATTTTATTATCATCACCGTAAATATGATGCGGTAATCGGCGAAGGTTTGTTGCAATTGCTTTTGCGCATGCGTAAACCGCCCAATGGAGTTGATAGGGCTTTTTCTCAATTTCTTTGCTTGATAAGTTGCCATAGTTATTTGACGCATAAAAAAACGTAGGATCAAGGTCAGGAATATCAAGCGCTTTTGTTTGCAGGTCAAGCGCCTGTCCTTGTGGTCCGTAAAGCGTAATTTCTTTATTCAAATTCATGGATCGATCACCATTTTAGAATAACCGATAAAATTACCCCCATCAAAAAACCGAGTAAGGTCAAATCGAGCTCGAAGCTTGGCGGCACGTCGTCGCGCGGCGAGGTCTCCATCTCGTATTTGTGCCGGTTTCGTTTGTATAGCATCATACTTAAAGTCAATCCCCTCTAAAATGTCCTCTAAAAATGTGGTTTCGTCGCTCATTTTAAAAAATCTGTAATTCACGGACAGGCGCTTTAAAAAACGCTAAACAGCACGCATCCCCGTCGTCCGGTGAACGCCCTATGCGCGCCTTAATATCGTCTTTACTTTCGATAGCCAGCTTTCCATCGCTGGAAAGAGGCAAGCGGTGCATCGCGGTCAAATCCCCAATTAGGTTTTCGTCGTCCGGTAAGGCGATGTCCTCTTTATTATCCGGGTCAAGCATTTCGCGCATATTCCAGATTAGTAAAGCGCGGGTATTTTTGAAAACGATTTGCCCCGTCCGGTCAGTGATTTCCGTTCGCGTTCCGAACTGTATTTCATGAATGCGAGCCTTCAGCGTGTCGTCTTCTTTAAGTCGGTCCGCCGTGCCCACGCCCTCCCCAAATGACGTGTCGATGTTGACGTTTCCGGCCGTACCAAGTGCCGCTTTAAGCTTTCCGGCAAGTTCCATTGGACGTGATTTCCCAAAGCGCTCTAAACGCGTAAGCACTTTCCCGTATCGATGAGCAAAAACCGTTTTATCAACGCCTTGTCCTGCGGTATCGGCTCCGATAACGTAAGGCGTGGCGAGTACCGCGCCTTTATCTTTCCAGTCGTACCAGCGAGATACGGCGCGTTCTACCCAGGCGAGCGGGATAACCACGTCGGGCGCGTCCGTAGCGAAAATCCCCCACACGCGGTTTTGATACGCGGCGGAATCCTTTCCCCAGGCGGCACGCTTTTCCCGCGCCCAGGTGAGCGTAACGCGACCCGCGCGGATTGCCTCACGTAAAGTAATATGCTTGACTTTCCACTTCTCGTAGCCGTTGCGGTGCGCGCAGATATTATAAAATACGCCCGATGTATCACCGGGCGTTGATAACGCAATCTGTAAATGATCGCCGGGCGTGCTGAAAGCTCCTTCGGCGCTTTCCCAAATTGCGTTCGGTATAGCCTTCGCTTCGTCGAAGACGTAAACGACGCGCACCGCGTGACCGCCTTCGATACTCTCCGGTCGATCCGACGCGACGGCAAATGCCTTCGACTGTTCGCTGAAGTTGCATTCGAGCGTAAGTAAACGAGGAACTTTATAACCGCCCGCCGCTTCGACAGCGGTCCAATTTACTTTGGAGTACCATTTGTGAATCTCCGGCCAGAGGTAATTTTCGAGTTGACGCCAGGCTGACGCGGTGGTAATGATTTTGCAATCCGCGGAGACCGCGCCTGCCCATAGAATAGCGATGGCCGCAAAGACTGTTTTTCCAAGTCCGTGCGGCCCGTGCATTGCTATTTTGTGATTACCGTCTCGGATCATCTCAAAAGCCTCTCGGTGGTATAATGACAAGTCTACGTTTACAAAATCTAAAACCCATGCGAGCGGGTCGTTATAATATTTTTTTGTGTATGCTTCAGAGATGGACGCGGAAGGCTTAACCGTACTGACAATAAGATCAAAGAACGTTGAACCGAAGTTCGCTCGTGTAAGTTTTTCATCCATTTGCCTTTGCCAATACCGCATTTAGTTTTAACAAGCATTCGTCAACTT